AATCCCTTGCTGTATTTAAATATTCTCGCGGTGAAATGTTCCCATATTCCTTTAGGTGGTCTTTGATATGCTTCTGAAATCTTTTCTCGGTCGAAAACGGAGCCTTTAACCATTTCCTGCTGCTAATTATATCATCACTGCCTCCGGCGTCAACATCCATTGGCAGCCTTTCTCTCCAATAATCCCGCCGCAGTTGCGGATTCTCTTTTAAATGTTCGCGGAGTTTGCCCTGCCATTCTTTCACCTTGGCCGCTGCCTTATTTACATTTTCAGCGTCCAGTGCCCCAGCTTCCCGACGTTTCCACCGCCGAACCTGGCGCTCGAGNTAGCGCTGCTTCTGCTCGGCCTCATAATTCTTCCGGGCTTCCGCCTCATCCGGCACTTTAGGCAGTTCGGTTACGCCCGGAAAGTATGTCGCCAGGGTATGCCTGCAATTCGGGTGCAGCAGCCCCGCGTCCATGGCTTCGCTCAGCAGCGGGTATTTGCCGTCCCTTGGCCTTATTCCGGCGGAATAAACATCGTCAATCAGCACCTTTCCCTGCCAGGGAATGCACAAATCACAGGCATTGGCGTGAGCCGATACAAAGATAGTATGTATGCCCCACCGGTCCCGCCTCTCCCCGTCGGCCATGAATGTGGCCCGCTGGGATGCTGTTCTCAAGGCCATCTCGGCATAGCTAGCAATATTCACCCGCCGACCGTCTTTATACTCAATGCAGTTTATGCCCTGGTCTAAAAAATCCTTAGTGGCCAGGTCGACAGCCTGCCTCAGCGTCATGGTGCCGGTATCCAGGTACATTTGCGCCCGAAATATCGTCTGCCGGTATACATCATCGACATACCGGAATATAGCGTGCTCAGCCTTATCCAGGTCGCCGGCCACTGCTTCAATCAGCGCCTCGACCTTTCCCTTGCCGGCGCCGTAGGATTCCACCAGCAGCTGCTTCGCGGCGCCTTTGGCAGTCTCGCTGCTTTTCTTGATTATTTTTTGGGCTTCTTTTCTAAATTGGTGTATTCTTCTCAGCTGCAGGAGCTGCCACTGTTCCCACTTGAAGCCATATTTCTCCTGCTCCCGCAGGTGCCGCTCGTAGGTCCGGGCCATGGAGGCGGCCAGGTAAAGTTCCATCTCTGCGTAAATTTGAGCGACATCGTAAGGGTCAAGCTTGCGTGACTTGCGCTTATTCTTCATCGCCCTCGCCGCCCAGGTCATCCTTTACCTTCGGCTCTTCAGCCAACAGCAGCCCTTGCTCTTCTTTCAGCCGGCGTACCTCTTCGGCCTTCTGCTCCTCGGTCCAGCTGTCACCGTAGAGTTCCTCCACCGCTTGCTCTATGGACATGATGCCTTTGAGCCGGGCGTTGCCCACCACTTCGACGACGCTGCCGAAGTCGGGGGCGGCATATTCGCCGAAGTTAACGGTGACCACGTAATCCCCGGGTCTCCTGCCTTGCATGGTGTCATACACCTTGAGTACTGTATCAACCACCTGCGGGATTACATTTTCAAGGGTTTCGATAATCTTGCCTCTCGTGTAAAGCGTGGCCTTCTCCTTCTCCCTCTGGGCCTCTGCATTGTCCAGTTTCTTCAGGTCGATACCCAAAGTTGCCGGTGACATGATACCCTGCAAGCATAAATCCAAGGTGTTGACGTAGGAACTGACGTAGGCCTCATAAAGAATGTCGGGCTGCACCATATCAATTTGCCCTTTTTTGTCTTCAGCCATCACGCTGCCGATCTTGATGAACTGATTATCAAAGGGATTGGGGCGCATTAATGCCCCAGTTTTTGGGTCCTTTGGGATGAGGTCCTCTGGGATATACTTTTGGACCCGTCCCGCCCTGATAGCATCCACCCANTGACTGANNACCTCNTCCAGGGCGTCAAAGTTGTCGCTCTTGCTGTCAAAGATAGATTTGCCCCGCCCTGGCCATTTCGGCGATTTGAAGAACATCAGCGGCACAGCCATGATGAAGTCGCCGGGATAAGTTACATCTACTAGTTCGGCCAGCTCCGGCACCGTGGCCAGGGGCACTTCTTTGCCGTTCGCGTCCAGCAAGCGGTAGTTGATATAGCCGCGGCCGAAAACCTCTTCCAGCCGGTAGTCTTTGTCCTTAACGGTATAGTCAGTGTAAAATACTACTTCCTGCAGCCGCCCCCGGGTCAGCCTATATTCCACCCGCTCCCCGGAAAAGAACTCGATAATCGGGTATTTGGTGATGGCNGNNTCTATAGAGATTTTAAAAGCGCCATCGCCGGTAACCAAGGTCTCGACTATGGCCTCGCCAATCAGTTCCGGGAATTTGTTATCCTCGCTGATGACGTCCCAAAGCTCCTGTTGCGCCTCGGTCTCCAGTTCAATGCTATTCAGGTCAGACGTGACTATATCAGCTAGCCGGTCCACGATCATTGCCGGCAGCCCGGAGTGAATCTTTCTTATGTTCAGGCCAGCGCTGGGGACGGCCGCCCAAAAACGGGAAACACTTACCGGGTCCGTGGCGGTCTGCTTGAAAAATTGATCCAGTTCAGAGGGATCCCCCCGGTACCAGATCCGGTTCTTGAGCACATTGGCCTCATACGAGAACGGTTCTGTAATTGTGATTACCCGGTGGTCAATAGCCGGCTGAATCCTCAAAAGTTTCATGATAAAGTTCTTCACCGTCCCCCATACGCTCACAGTCCTCATGCCCCCAATAAATACATTGTTTCCGCCACGCCCGTAGTGGCGTCGGGCGCGTCGTCTATCTGATTTTTGCCCTCTCGCTGGTATTCGTTCATGGCCTTAAAATACTCCGGCCAGCGATCCCGCCAGTTCACTGGGAAGTAAATATGGTTCATCACCCAGGTGGCATTAGAGATGATTCTGGCCACCTTGTTCTTGCTCTGATGGAACCAGCTGATGTTAGTATAGTTGCTGCCCAGCTCCTGCTCCAAAATGCGTTTCACATTACGCGCAAATGACCGGCCGCCGCTGTTGCTCTCGAACCGGGCCCGGTTGACCTTAAATTTAAAAAGAGCCTGGGCCACCATTGGCTCGGTGATCTCCATCGAGGCTTTCGTGTAAATCACGTCAAGAATATAAGCCTCTTTCTGGTACTCGCCCCAGATGATGTTGCAGAGGTAATCATCCCCCTGGTCCGCACTGTCGCAGTAGCTGTAAATCCCGGTAAACAGCGGATTGCCAGCGCCGTCCCGGGGAATGTCCGTGTATGTCTTAAAGCTGCTGTAGAGCTTGCCCTTGATATCGATGGGCTCCTGCTGGTAGTTGGCGGCCGCAATATCCGGGTTCATCGCCCGGACCTTTGTTTCAAAACTCTCCCGGCTGAGAATCTCCGGGCAGAGCATGGTGCCGTCATCCTGCAGGGCCTTCATGGAGAGGTGCCGGACCCGCTTGCCCTCTTCCCGGAAGTGCTCCAGGGCCCGGCCGGCCAGGTCACCCGTAGCCCACCTGGTCATGATGATGATTATCTTGCCGCCTTCCTCCAACCGGCTGAGCATGGTGTTGGTGAACCAAGTCCAGTGCTTCTCCAGGACGGTCTCGTTATAAGCTTCTTCAGCGTTCTTGATCAAGTCGTCGATGATCATCAGGGTGCAGCCGAAGCCGGTGGCAGTCCCCGTCGGGCTGGTGGCCAAGTAATTGTTATGGCCGCCTTCTAAGCTCCAGAGATTCATCGCTGCGTCGCCGTGCTTAATTCGGACGCCCGGGAAGATNTCNCTGTAGACGATCCTATTCGGGTCCGCTTTCACTTCCTGAATCCCGTTGCGCACCGCCTTGGAGAAAGTGCTCGACAGGATCTCGTTATAGCTTCCGGTCATGATCTTCTCTTGCTGGTTCTTTCCGAATACCCACTGGGCAAAAAGACCGGCTGTGCGGCTCTTCCCGTGACGCGGCGGCAGGTTGTATATCGCCACCTGGTCATCGCTCTCGTAGAAATCCTGCATGTCGTCGCAGAGAACCTTGAGATACCGCCGGTCTTTCTTGTAGAAGTCCGGCGCCAGCAGGTGGCAAAAATAAAAGAACTCGCGGCGTGCGAGCTCCAGCTTGGCCTGATATTTTATAGCGGCCAGGTCAATTTTCATTGGCGATCAGCCGCCTAATCTCGTCGGTGGTAAGGCCTTCTAATGGGTTGTTGGTGTTCAGGTTGGCATCAATGTCTTTTCGGTCTCTCCATATATCGGGTTTCCTGTTTTTCAGCCAAAATATTTGAGCTGTAACATCTGGTGCAACTTCTTTGGTTACCACCTTGGTAACAACCAGGATGTGCTTTTTTTTAGCTTTATCGTATTGAAGCTCCTGGGTTATTTCTTCGTATTTATAACCCAGCGCCCGCTTTAAAAGGGCATTTTCCACTTCCCGATCAACCACTTCCTTGCCCCTTTTTAAGGCCTTGGTTATCTCGGGATATTTCTTTTGCCATTCGTACAAGGTGGATGGATGTATGCCGATATTGGCTGCTATTTGCTCATCAATGAGACCGTCTCTGGCCCAACCTTCAATCTTTAGCAGCCCCTCTTCTGTTATCCAGTCGTGGTACTTCCCTCTGGCCANCATCACCACCNCCGGAATAATTTGGGGCGTCCCCCGCCGCAAGGGACGCCCCCAGAAAGGAGGTTTTTGCCGGCCTAAAAAGTTTCATTGCCCGCCGGCCGGCGAACGAGCAAAACCTAAATCACAAGCAACTTGCATAAAAATACCCGCCCACTTCAGTTAAAGTGACGGGTAGCTATTATAATTTTACACTGCCCCCCATAATCTTGTCAACTCCCCATTTTTCGCCTATTCCAGCTTATACCGCTCTGTAATCAGCTTTTTCTTTATATTTTTCTGTCTTTTCTTTCCCGCACGCCTGCTGCCGCCGCCACGCTTCGCTATGCTCCGCTTGTATGCCTGCTCATCTCTCCACAACGTCGTGATCCCATACTCCGGATCGCTCGGCCCCGGCCACCACTCGCCGCCGCAGTCCGGACACTTCCAAAATCCGTGCTGCTCGTTAAATTGGAGCAGCACGTCGCACCAAAAGCACTCAAGGGTAATCTGGTTTTTTGCCTGGCTCATATATCTGCACCGCCTTTCCTTAAACTTGTCCCTCATTAAGTCCGCCCATTGCCCGCTTCCCTATTCCCGTATTTCCATTAATGGAAATTTATGGTGTGACGCTGTGACGCTATGTGACGCGTCACATATATATAGGCGTATATGAATTTTTTTTTAAGTAAAAAAACCTCGGAAATGACGCCACAATGCGTCACGCGTCACACTTATTTAATATGGATCATCCTCGTCAAACATGGCATTTTCCCCGCCGTTAAAGGCTTTTTCGCCATTACCTCCGTTTTCCCGATGCTCGGAAAAACTATTTTTTTCACTCAAACCCTCATTAAAAAAATTAATTTTTTCATTAATAGTTTCTTGCTCCTCGCGCCCTTTAGACAGTAAACCAATTCCCAGGAAATATCTGGAATTACGATTTCTTTTGTGTTCAATTCCCCGCCGCTCCAGCTCCGCTTTAAACTCGCGCCGGTTGATTGGATATTTTTCTCCGTTGCTTTCGCACCAGTCCAAATACTCATTCCATAGGTCGGCGCTCGTCACCCTGGCCGTTGCGCTTAAATAGCACCGGTCCTCAATAAATTCCCCTAATACGTCCATCTCCTGCCGGTATTCTTCAGTCGCCGCCCTTACCACATCCGGCGGGTTCAATCCATCTCGCTGCCACATCAAGCACCCCTCAACAGCCCACCTAAGTATGCCGTCCGCCTCTTTCTTCAGCTTCTCCCCCAGCCTTTTATCGCGCTCCTCTGGCGGAATGTAAACTGTAAACGGAATCAAATAAATTCGTTCCCATATCGCCACGTCCTGGCCGCGGATAATCGGCTTATGGTTTGACGCCAGGAAAATTTTAAACTGCGGCTTAAAGGTGAAAAATTCAGCGTGCAGGAACCGGGCGGAAATCGTGTCTCCGCCAGTATACTGNTTNANCATTGCCTCGGCAAANCGCTTGCCNNNGCCNGTTTCAGTGGTCGAGACGAACCGCACGCCGACAAGGGCGGCTATCTCATTCGGAATAGCCTCGCCATATTTCTTAGCCATAAGCACGTCCGGCCGGGCCACGGAACCATAATCGCCGAGAACATACTCTAAGGTGTTCAGAAAGACGCTTTTACCATTTCTGCCGTCGCCATGCAAGAAAAACAAGCAATGCTCTGAAGTATCACCGGTCAGCGCGTAGCCCGCGGCCCGCTGCAGGAAAGCCATGAGCTCGGGGTCGTCGTTCGTGACGCGGCGCAAAAACTTGTCCCAGAGCGGGGCGGCTTTACTNAAGTCAAATTGGCCGGAGCCTGGCTCTTCGCCTTCATTCAAGATATACTTGGCCGGCGAAATCTTTGTAATCAAATCGTTTTTGTTNTGTTCCCGCAGTTCCCCGGTCCTTAAATCAATCGTTCCGTTCTGGCAGTTAAAGAGAAAAGTATCCCGGTCAAACTGGTCCGGGACTGCCGGCCTGCGGTTCTTGGCGCGGTCAATCATGGCCTTAATTTTCGAGGCCGACTCGCTCTGCTTCGCGTGCTTAACGATTTCAAACCGCCGCTCACGGTCCGGTTCTTGGGCAGCTTCGGCGTAGATGGAGCGCACTGTAGCCTCGGCCTTGCGATCAATCTCGCCGGTTTCATCCCGCTGCCATCTCTTCCCGTTCCAGATAAGCCAGGTGTTCCAGGGGTAGCAGAAAAGGATTTCGTCGCCATGAAGGGCAATAAGCCGGTCCGCGTTGCCCATATCCGTAAGGTTGCGGTAGGTGGAGGCTTCAAGGCTGGCCGAATCAGGAGATAAATAGT